TTTGATGTATCATTAAAAAATAATGTTTTGTTACGTAAATCTGGATTATTTAATTTGCGTTTTTTTGCCATTTTGAATACATACTTCTTTTTTAATAAATATTACGTATGTATAATCTGGCTGAAATTTTCTATTTTATTTACTTCTATTAAATTGTCTACCATATCACGCATAGATTCTACGTGAGATATAATAATTGAAAAATCAAACTTTGATCTAAAATATTCAAATAAATTTGTTACTGACGATATGTGTTCTCTATCTAAACTACCCCATCCTTCGTCTATAGCAATAAAATTAGGTCTAGGTAATGCTGAAACATTAATTAAAGCTACTCTGATTGCTAATGAACTCATAAATCGTTCCATACCAGAAGTTAATTCTAATGGCCAAAAATTATCTTCATCGTATATAATATATCCATTAATATTTTTACCATCTGTATTTAATACCATGTTAAAATCTACAACTTGATCTAATACATTATTTATTTCTGTTTCTATTTTAGGTAAAGCTTTTTTAATTAACTCATATGGCACACCATCTCTTTTTACAGACTGTAAATAATATTCATATGCTTTATATTCAGTTTCTAATTGTTTATATGTTTCTAATTGTTCTAACGCTGTTTTCTTTTTAGTTTTTGCAACTTCTATTTCACCATGATTTGATTTAACTTTATCAGTAATAGTTTTTAAAGTATTTACAATATCAGTTATTAAATTCTTTTTTGTTTTAATTTTTTCATCTATAGATTTATTATGAATAATAGCAGTTTCATTCTTCTTAAATAATTCTTGACGCTCATTAGTTGTTTCTAATTCAGATTCTTTTGTTTGTAAATCACTTTCTAGTACTTGTAATTGTAATTCAAATTTTTCTAATTTATTAGATAAGTCTATTTGTTCTTGATATTTTAAAATTGTATCTTGAATTATATCACGATTTGTTTGTAAGTCAAATTGTTTTGTAAATGCAATATCTGCTAATTTTTTATTTTTTGGTAATTCTATTTTTGCTTCTTCTGCTTCTTTAACAAAGATATTAGAAATACAATATTTACAAGTATGATCATATTCATGTGTTAATAAATGATCTATTTTTTGTTGTTGTATTTTAATTAGTTGTTCTAATTGTGTAAGCTCTTTTGTTACAATTTTTATATCTTTATTTAATATTTCTTTTTTATTTTTTTGTAAATTTAATTGTTCAATAGATATTGATTCAATTGATTCATCATTTAACAAATCAATTTTTTCTTCTAATTCTTCTATAGATGTTTCTATATTTTCTATATTATCAATTAATTGATTTTCAGTTTTTTCTAAATCAGAAATATCTGGTCCATCGTATGACATTGGTTGTTTTGATTCAATTAATTCAACAATTTGGTTTTGTACATTATTTCTAGAATTTTGTAAATCATTATCATTTTTTTCTAATTCAATTATAGTATCTTGATTTTCAATAATAATATCATCAGACTCTTTTATAATAGAACCAAAGTCTATTTTTTTATATGCTTTTAATTTTCCAGCTGTTTCTTTTATTTCTTCTGATGCTAAATGATATAATTGTTCAAATACTGTAGTGTCTAAAAATTGTGACAATAAATCTTTTCTTTCTCTTTGTGATTTTTCTATAAAATTATTATTATCAGCTTGTAATGAAAATGCAGTTAAAATAAAATCATCATATGTTCCTAAATATCGTCTTATACTTTTATTTGTATCACTTCTTTCTTCACCATTTAAATTTGCATCTTCGTTATAAAAGTTAACATTAACTTTGACATGGCCATGTTTTAATGTTACTCCTTCTCTTTCAATTGTATATAATTTATCATTTAACTTAAATTTAAAAATACCTTTAAATGTAGATTTTTTATTATTTAAAACTTCTTTTGATTTACTTGTTTTACTACATTTATCAAATATTGTATATATTATAGCATCTAATAAAGATGATTTACCAGATGCATTTGCAGCAAATAATCCTATAACATCAGATAATTTAGAAAAGTCTACTTTATTTTTTTCTCCATATGAAAACATATTATCAAATTCAAACGATACCGGATACCATGTTACGTTTCTAACTGATTCTAAAACAGGTAGTTTAGAATTTATAGTTCTGTTAATATGTCTAATTGCATCTAATTCTTTTTTATTTGCATCTGGATGATTTTCATTTATAAAATTTGTTATTAAGTTATTTTGATGTTCTACATCTCGAACATTGCCTATTGCAATAGATCCATTTTTATTACTTTCAATATGATTTGCAGTACGCTGTATTGATACGTCTTGAACTTTATATTTTTTACGTATAGTTGCTATTAATTTTTTAATGTCAGATGCATCTGTATCAGTAAATTTAATTCTGACTCTAGGTTTAGCAGGAACCCTATGTGGAGATTTCTTAATTTTTGCGTTTTCTACTTCAAAAGTAACATATCCATAATCATTTTGTATTTCTATGAATTCTGATGTACGATCTGGAAGATCCCATACTAATATACCATGATCGAGTGCTTCTCCATGGTTTTGTTGTATTAATGATCCAGGATATCCAATAGTTTTTTCACTGTTTAAGAACTGTGCAGGTTTGTGTATATCGCCTAATAATGTTAAATCATGTCCGTCAAACAATTCAGTAGTAACATGATCATTTGAAATTTGAAATCCTATATCAGTTTTAGCATTATGTACAGCTCCGTGATGTAAAGCTATTTTATAATGAGCATTAAAGTCTTTTGCTTTAATATAGTCTTTTGGAGCAACATCTACTGCCATATGATTGAATACAACATTTGCAAAACTAAATAATCCATTTTCTTTAATAAAATGAATATTATCATTATTAATAACATCTAATATTGGAGATATTGCATCTAATCTATATAAATTATTTAAATTCATATCATGATTACCTAATATAACAATTGTAGGTATATGAAATCCATTAAAGAATTTTGTTAGCATGTTAATTAATTCTGGAGACATATCTAATTTTGAATGTACTATATCTCCTGTTAATACACAAATACTTTGATTAGTTGCATGTTGTGTAATATGTAAGAATAAATTTTCAAATACTTCTTTATATTCTTTGTGACGTTTTAATGTACGAATATGTATATCTGATATATGAAATATTTTATCAATTGATGTAATTGTTGTTTTTAATGTTTTTATTTCCATAATGAGTCTATTTCCATTTGCATCAATTCTTCAAATGAAAATTGATACGTGTCATGAATTTTTTCAGTAATTTTTTTATATCCTAATTCATTAGGATCATCTTTATCTAATTTAACTAAGTGTACTGTTATACCTTCAGTCATAAATGTTTTTGCTATATGTTTTGCATTTTTTATTGCATCTTGATCTAAACATATATAAATTTCTTTTACTCCTTCTTCGATAATTTTTATTCGAAGTTTAGGATTAATTTGTTTACCAAATAATGGAATTGCATTTCTTTTAATAGTAATTGCATCAAATGCTCCTTCACATAATGTAATAGGTTCATTCCAATTAATTAACATATCAAATCCTATAATATCTTTTGATACTTTTGGATTCTTATGTTTATATGAATCATGTTCATAAAAAGCTCTAGAAACAAAATAATTTAATTGTCCTTCTGAATCATAACTAGGAATAATAATTTTACCAGAATATGGACCTGATTCTGCATATCCTATTCTATATCTAATTATATCAAATATTGATATACCACGTTTTTTTAAATAATATATTGCATTTCTATAATCTGGTGTATTTCTATTAGTCCATAATGGTTTATAATCTTCTGGCAATTGTATTACTTCGTCTATTTGTTTTATATCATTAGAATTATTTCTATATTTGGATCGCTCAATTATTTTACCTAACTTATCAAATTTATCCTGGGATAATTTTAATTGTTTAAATAATGAGTATATAGATCTGCCTTTTTTATCAGATATCCAACAATGCCATGGATTACGACCTTCATGATCAGTATTTATATCAATTTCTAATTTAGGTTTATAATGTGATGTAAACGGAGAAAAAAATGCAACGTTATTACCTGAAGTAGATTTACTTTTACCTAATACAGATTCTAACAATTGAAGTAATTTTAGATTCTTCATATAATAATATTATAAGGAATTTTTAACAGAATTCAAAGGAACTGGAACTTTATATTATATGTTAGACACAATTAATTACATTTATCGGTCTAACGATTCATCATTTAAATAATTACATTATATTAAAAGATTTCATCTTTATATTAAATACATAAAAAAAATAATAAAAATTTTTCAAAGATCAAACCATTAACCAAAAAACTTAACTATATTTGGCTTTTCATCTACTTTACAACACTCATCTAACCATTCCGTTGGCATATCTTTTTTTGCAACATGTTTAATGCCTAATTTTAAAGCATATGCTTCATATGTTGTTTTTGATCCTTTTGATATCTTTTGATTTGGATTTTGAAATATTATTCTTAAATCTATATCAGGATTCGAAGCTAATATATTTTTCATTTTTTGTCTATCCGTACTTGT